AGCAAGAAAAAAATCATTCTGCGCTAGAATGAAAGGTATGAGAAAGAGACAAAAACCAAGTAACAACACAGGTGACGATAGATTATCTAAAGCACTTAGAAAATGGAAATGTTAATATGATAAAACAAAAAGCAAAACTACAAAAAGTAATTAAAGGTTTAAACAAAGCCTCTAAATTACATGCAGGCCAAGCTAAGATATTAAAAGGCATGGTAAATGGAAAAAAAGACAAGCCAACAAAAACATAGACATGATGGATCCGTTAGTAGTTGTATCACAACTTCAAAAAACAATGAGAGAAAGTTTACAAAGAGTAGGCGACTCAATGATTAGTGGTGGTGTTGACAATATGGAAAAATATCAATATATGTTAGGACAAGCAAGAACATATCAATATCTATTACAGGAAATCTCTAACCTGCTAGAAGAAAAGGAGCAAAAAAATGAGCACGGAAAAGTTATCGACATCAACGAAGGAAGTTCCAAAACATAGGAACGCCCTAGAAGAAAAATATAAAGAAACAAAAGAAATGGTTAAAGAAAAAGAACCATTAAATCCAGAAAACATCAAAGACGTAAAAGATCAGTTACCAGAACCATCTGGTTACAGGCTTTTAGTTTTACCTTTCACACCGAAAGAGAAAACTAAAGGTGGCATAATTATGGCACAAGAATCTTTAGAAAAATTAAGAATAGCTACAAACTGTGGTTATGTTTTAAAGGTTGGACCATTGTGTTATCACGACAAAGAAAAATTTCCAACAGGACCTTGGTGTAAGAAAGGTGATTGGGTTATTTTTGCAAGATATGCAGGATCAAGATTACCAATAGAAGGCGGAGAAGTTCGTCTATTAAACGACGACGAGGTTTTAGGAACTATAAAAGATCCTGAAGCAGTGTTGCATAATATATAATCATAGAAGGAGTAAACTATGCCAGACGTAGAAAACAATAAACAAGACCTAGTTGACATCGATACATCGGGACCCGGTGCAGATGTTGAATTAGAAGAAACAAAAGTAACAGAAGCACCAATAGACGAAGTTATTGTTGAAGAAATAAAAGAAGAACCAAAAGCACCAGCAGAAGATAAATCTTTTGAAAACGAAAGAGCAGTTAAGTTAGAAAAAAAAACTGAAGAACCAAAAGAAGAACTGGAAGAATATAGTGAGGGAGTTAAAAAAAGAATTTCTAAACTTACTAAAAAATGGCGTGAAGCAGAAAGACAAAGAGAAGCTGCTTTAGAATTTGCTAAAGGCGGCCAAGTTGAATTAGAACAATTAAAACAAAAAGTTTCTAAACTTGAACCTGGCTATGTAAACGCTATGGAAGGTAAATTAAAAAATGGTCTTGAGTCAGCTAAAGCACACTTATTAAGAGCAAGAGAAGCTGGTGATATTGATGCTGAAGTTAATGCTCAAAAAGAAATTGCTAGAATTGGTGTTGAGGAATCTAAAGTTAATACTTTAAAAAATAGATACCAACAAGCAGCGCAAACACCAGTTGCACCAAGATCATTAGACCAAGCCGTTCAAGCACCACCTGCTGATCCAAAAGCAGAAGCGTGGGCTGATAACAACGATTGGTTTGGTAAAGATAATGCAATGACGTATACTGCATTTGATTTACATGAGAAGCTAACTAAACAAGAAGGCTTTGATCCACATTCAGACGATTACTATACTGAGATAGATAGACGAATGCGTCTTGACTTTCCGCATAGATTTGGTAATACTGAAACAAGGGAATCGACTAAACCTACTCAAACTGTAGCGTCAGCTACGCGGAGTGTTAAACCTGGTCGCCAAACTGTGAGACTCACATCATCACAGGTAGCAATTGCTAAAAAATTAGGTGTGCCATTAGAAGAGTATGCGAAACAATTAAAAATCACGAAGGAGGCATAAGCATATGAGTACAGATACTATAATAAAAACTTCCCGTGCGAGTCAGACTAGAGTTAAAGAAACTAAAAAACAAGTTTGGACTCCACCATCATCTTTAGACGCACCCCCTGCACCAGATGGGTTTCATCATAGATGGATAAGAGCTGAATCAATGGGTTTTGACGATACAAAAAACATGTCAGCTATGTTAAGATCAGGTTATGAATTAGTGAGAGCTGACCAATACCCTGAAACAGACTATCCATCGGTTAGTGACGGAAAATACAAGGGAGTGATCGGAGTTGGCGGCCTATTGCTGGCTAGGATATCTTTAGAGTTAGTTAAATCGCGTAAGGAATATTTCGATAGACTTACAAAAGAAAAAGACGAAGCGATCAATAACGACCTTATGAAGGAGCAGCACCCAGGAATGCCTATCGATATTGATAGACAATCCCGTGTAACCTTCGGTGGTACAAAAAAAGACTAATTAATTTTTTAGTAATTTTTGCCAACGAATTAAATTAACCGTTTACCTTTGGTAAACAAATGGAGAAAATAATATGGCAAACCAAGACGCAGCCTTTGGATTAAAACCCCTAGGCAAAATTGGATCGTCAGCAGACAATAACGCAGCCACTGAATATGAAGTAGCAGCATGTGCATCAGCTTTTGCGCAAAACGATCTTATGATCGCTTTAGCAGCAGGAACTGTTGGTATAGGTGCAGCTTCTAGCAATGGAGTCCTTTTAGGCTCTTGTCAGGGTGTGTTTTTCACTGACGCTTCAACAAGTAAACCAACCTTTGCTAATCACTTAGTTGCATCAAACGCAGCTACTGATATCAAAGCGTTTATTACTGACGATCCGCATCAAGTTTATGAAATACAATCGGATGCATCAGGCGCAACTCAACAACTCGACGTTTTCACAAACGCTGATATTGCAGTTGGCGCAGGTGTAACACCGCATTTCGTTTCTAAAACTGAAATTACGGATACTCAATCAACAACAACAGCCAACTTGCGAATTATCGGAGTTTCTGACGATCCAGACAATAGCGATTTATCATCAGCTAATTGTAACTTTAAAGTGATCATTGCAGAACATTTCTATATGACCGCAACTGGCGTATAATAGCAGGATAGGAGAATAAAATATGGCTATATCAAGAGGACAACTAGTTAAAGAACTAGAGCCAGGTTTGAATGCACTATTCGGCTTGGAATACAACAACTATGCTAACGAGCACACGGAAATTTTCGATACAGAAAATAGTGACAGAGCTTTTGAAGAAGAAGTAATGTTATCCGGTTTCGCAAATGCACCAACTAAAGCTGAAGGAACTTCAGTTTCATTTGACAATGCACAAGAAACTTTCTCAGCTCGTTACACACATGAAACGCTTGCTTTAGCGTTCGCAATCACTGAAGAAGCGATTGAGGATAACCTGTATGACAGACTTGCGTCTAGATATACAAAAGCTTTAGCGAGATCAATGGCTAACACTAAACAAGTGAAAGCAGCTAATGTGTTAAACAACGCTTTCGGAACTGAAAACGGTGGAGATGGAAAAGCACTTTGTGCTACAGATCACCCTATCGTTTCTGGAACTGATCAGAATGAGTTAACTACTCCAGCGGATCTTAACGAAACATCATTGGAGCAGTCTTTAATAGACATCGCTGCAATGGTTGACGAAAGAGGTCTAAAAATTGCGGCTAAAGGAATGAAAATGATTGTTCCTTCTGCGCTTCAATTTACAGCTGAGAGATTAATGAAAACTGCCAATAGAGTTGGAACAGCTGATAATGATATCAATGCACTAAGTAATATGGGAATGATCCCTCAAGGTTATGTAATAAATCATTACTTAACTGATACTAATGCGTTTTTCATCAAAACAGATGTGCCTAATGGGTTAAAACATTTCGTTAGATCACCTATGAAAACATCTATGGAAGGCGACTTTACAACTGGTAACGTAAGATACAAAGCTAGAGAGAGATACTCATTTGGGTTCTCTGACTGGAGAGGTATTTTCGGATCACCGGGAGCATAATCATAATATTTTTGTGGCGGGACATTGTTCCGCCACAATTGAAATTTAGAAAGAAAAACCAATGAAAAAATTCACAATAAATATATGGGCATACGATCACTACGCTAAATTTAATATTTTAGCCGATGATAATGCTATTTCTGTCGAAGAATCAATACTTGACAAATTGGGAGAAAAAAGTATAAAATGGGAATATCTCGGAAACAACTATAATAACGAGATAAAACGTATAACTTATGAAGAGGTTATAAATGATACAAGACCTATACAAACAAAAAAGGTCCTTGGAGTTGAAGTGGCAACAGGAGCATATTAATGAAGATAGATATACTCTTGAAATGGTCAGAATTGATGACAAAGTTAAAGAAGTCATCACTAAGATTAAGCTTGAAGAAGCTGAAATTGCTCATAGACAAAACACTGCAGAAGGTGTTGCTCCACAAGTTTCTGTAGCTACTTAGAACAAAAGCTACATCGCTGAAATCGCACTTTTACTGTAGGATCTCTTGCACTCTACTAAAAAGTAGAATATAATTTACACACTATATATAAAAAAACTTTAAATGTAGACGCGTATAGTCGACAACCCTAGGGACTACATTTAAATATTCTAGGAGGAATATAAACATGGCATCAACAACAACCTTTACAGGGGTCGTTCGTTCAGAAAACGGATTCTCTGATATAACAAAAACAGCATCAACTGGTGCAATTACTACTAACTCTACTTATGGTACTAACGCTGATATAGGTGGAACTTTAGATGTAACAGGTGTAACAAAACTTGCAGGAGCAACTAACTTAGTAACACCTTATGTATCTTTAACAGCAGCAACTTCTGCTCCAACAGCAGCACAAAGTGGAACTACTTTTGTTTTTAACAGAGCAGCAGGTGTAGTAGTAACTTTACCAGTTGCAGCAGTTGGTATTAGATATAAATTTATCGTTGGTACAACAGTTACATCTAATGTTTTAAGCATTAAAGGATCATCAGCTACAAATGGTTTTACAGCTTACTCGATGGTTTCTGTAAAAGATAAAGATAACAATGTTACTCAAGATAAAATATTTTTAGCAGATGGATCAGATGATGATGTATTTTCTATGAACGGTGGAACTACTGGTGGATTTTTAGGTAGTGTTATCGATGTACTTGGCGTAGCAGCAGGTGGAGCTAGTTTTGCAGCAGTATGGCATTTAAATAGTAACTTACTTATTGCAGACGGTACTTTAGCAACACCATTCGCATAATAATTAATAACTAGAGTGGGACTTCGGTCCCACTTAGTAATCTTGATTAAGGAGGGATTATGGCAGACGTAGTAACAGGACCAACTATCATGCAAGAAAATGATGTTAGAGTGGTTATAAAAATAGTAAATCAATCAGACGGAACAGGTGGAACAACTATATTTGGAGATGTTTCAGCATTAGCAGCAAACGCAAATGGACAAACTTGTCTACACTTAGTGTTACAAAGAGTATGGTTCTCTAGTGATACTGGAAATGGTGGAGATTCTTTTGCTCGTTTAGACGAAGAAGATGATGATGGCGATATACCTATCATTGGTTTAACTGGCGCAGCTTATTGGGATTTTAGAGAGTTTGGTGGATTAAAAACTGATAAATCAAACAACACTAACGAAAGCGATGTTAACTTTGTAGTTCCCGGTGCAGCAGACTCTGGAAACATGTACACAGTAGTAGCTGAATTTATAAAATTATATTAGGAATAAACTATGGCCAACACAACGTCAGGCGCAGTTATTTTTGATAAAACCTTTGCTGTTGATGAAATAATAGAAGAAGCATACGAGAGAATTGGTTCTCAAGTAAGCTCTGGTTATCAATTAAAAACAGCAAGACGTTCTTTAAACATTATGTTTCAAGAATGGGGTAATAGAGGTTTACACTATTGGGAAGTAGGAGAAACTGATATTAATCTTGTAGAAGGTCAAGCTGAATATATATTTTTTAGAGCAACTTCAGATGGTACAAGTGCAGTTACAACTCCTGCTAATACTTATGGTGTAGCAGATGTTCTTGAAGCAACTTTAAGAACAAGTAGAACTGCAGTAGGTCAAGCAGATTCTGCACTTACAAAAATTGATAGATCAACTTATTCTGCACAAGCAAATAAATTATCAAAAGGTACACCTTCAAAATATTTTGTACAAAGATTTATAGATAAAACTACAATAACTGTTTATCCCACACCAGATTCATCAAACGCGGCTAAAGCAGTGCATTTCTTTTTTCTTAAAAGAATACAAGATGTGTCAGGAACTTATACTGATGCAACAGATGTACCTTATAGATTTGTACCTTGCATGGTATCAGGTTTAGCTTTTTATTTAGCACAAAAATTTAACCCACAGTTAGTTGGACAGATGCAAACTCTCTATGAAAGTGAATTTGCTAGAGCATTATCAGAAGATGGTTCTTCTACTAGTGTACACATAACACCAAGAATTTATTACAGAGGAAAATAATGGCAAGAGGAAAATATTCAAGAGCAATATCAGACAGATCAGGAATGGAATTTCCTTATGATGAAATGATGAAAGAATGGACTGGGGCTTTTGTACATAGATCAGAATTTGAATCTAAACACCCGCAACTAGAATCTAGATCAGTTGGTACGGATGAGCCTGGGCTAATAGATGCAAGACCAGATAGATCAGAATTTGCAACTTCACTTGTTTTAAGAGATAATCCTTTTACAACATCAGCAAGTTTAACTTCAGTAATTGTTTTTGTTACTAATGATACACATGGAATTAATAGTAATCCTTTTCAAACCAATGACGCTGTTAGATTTACACAAGTTAAAAATGCAGTAGGAGGTGTTGTAGTAAATAATTTTGAATTAGAAACTACATTAAACGAAACTTTAAGTGCTACTGATACTACGATAACTTTAACAGACGCTTCTAATTTTCCAACTAGTGGGTATATTGTAATTGAAAAAGTAGATACAGATTCTACATCTAATACTTTTGGGCAACACATTAATGAAACAATTCAATACACAGGTAAATCTACAAATAACTTAACTGGTTGTACTAGAGGAACTTCTGCTCCTATTCAAGGAGTTACACCTTTAGCAACAACAGCAACAACACATAATTTAAGTGCAAAAGTTTTTGGATCGTATACAATAACAAAAACTACAAGTTCAGTTTCAGATAATGGGATAACTTTATCATATAGTTTTTCATTTACTTTTAATTTAGTTTCAGCTGCAACATCGGCTGAAGTTGGGGGAGGGTCTTTTGTTTTAGCAGGACCTATAAACGAGAGAGGATAATATGGCAGGATTTACTTATGCAACATTAACAACAGCAATCCAAAGTTACACAGAAGTTGGGACGACTGTATTAACAAGCACAATTACAGATCAATTTATTGACAATTCAG